TACGATGAAGATACAATGACATACCACTTGATGCAGTCTTACCAAACGATTGCTAGTTTAGAAGTTGCTTTAGTGGAAACCAAAGTGATGTCTCGAGAGAAGTCAAAACCACTCTTAGATGTTGAAAAATCTGAATCTGAATCTGATGAAGAAATACAAGAAGAGTCAACTGATTAAAATATCGCATTATAGTAATATGCTGTTGAACTACATTTCATTGCCTGTTTTTCTAATAAGTTTTGCAGTTGGTATTTTCTTCGTTTACATCCTTGGACCAGAACTCAGAACTATCTTTATATATCCGAGCCCGGAAAATGTAGACAAGGTGTTATTCAAAGACAATGCCGACAACTGTTTTACATTTAATCCTATTGAAGTTGATTGTCCAAGTGACATATCGCTAATACATGCCCCCCCAATACAAATCTAATCTACACATATAGTATGAACTTGAGTAAATTTGTCCAAACGCAAACAGGGAAATATGTAATGTCTATATTGATTGGGTTTGGTTTAGCGTCATTATTTAGACAAGTATGCAAAGGAAAACGATGTGTCATTTTCAACGCTCCTCCACTAGACACATTAGACGACAAAGTTTACAAGCACGACAACAAATGTTATAAATATGAAGCCGTTTCCGCGAAATGTGATCCAAAAAAGAAAATTATTCATTTTTAGAAGGAATGCGTAAATAGTGCAATCAATCATTCTTTGCACTATTTATGAACAACGATACAACGAGCATAATGGATTTGCCGACGGACCCAACGGGTGGAGGCGGAGGAAGCAATATTAAGATAAGTGCATCTGAAATGCAAGGTCAAGGACAACCCGCATTCAATTTAGACCAAAACACGATTAACCAAATTGTGAACGGTCTCCAGCAAGCATCTTCTACCGGAGCAACGCAGCTTCCTTCACGAGATATTCCCATGAACACGAACAATATTGCAGCGGACCCACAAGTGCAAGCAAACTATATTCCGCAACAAGCCCAGAGAGAAGACTACATTAAGGGATACGAAGAAGGTCCGGATATGGTGAGTGAATACAATCGGAAAGCATCTAGAAATGATGCACTGGACAACCTGTATAATGAGATTCAGACCCCACTGCTTCTAGCAGTCCTTTTTTTCTTGTTTCAATTGCCAGTGTTCCGGCGTCAACTATTCAAATACTTTCCGGTATTATTTTCAACCGACGGTAATTTCAATATCAACGGATATATGTTTAGCAGCATTTTGTTCGGACTCCTGTTTTACTTGATGACCAAAATCCACCTTTAGAAAAGGTGGAGCCAAAAAGCTCCGAAGGAGCGACTGACAAGCGTAGCGACTGGAAAGCGTAGCGACTGAATCCACTTTTTCACGAAGTTATGAAAAGTGGAGTAAAAGTAACTGAATGTGCTAACAGGTAATTGAATCAATCTATAATAGATTTGGCTCCACCTTTCCCAAAGGTGGATGGATTCGCTCAAACCCCAACTTATTTTGCTCTACTTTTTATAAAAGTGGAGTAATGATACATCAATATGTAACAAAATTGGTAGATAATCTACCTGATGAAATAAAAAATCGAAAAACACCAACGAGATTGGATTTAGTGTTGGATGGCGGTATGTTCAATGGTTCCTACTTGGTGGGTGCACTTCATTTCTTGAAGGAGATGGAACGCCGAAATTATGTCAGAGTGGAACGCATTTCCGGTGCAAGCGTAGGCGCAATCGTTGGACTCTTGTATTTCACCAACTCATTGTACAGAATGGACGATTTGTACAATGTCGTGCACAACGAGCTGAAAACCACACATTTGTTGAATTGTATTTTGAAGATAAAAGACCATTGTCCAGCAGATAAATTGGCAGAAACTGTGAATCATCGTCTCTTTGTTTCGTACAATAATATTGAAACTCGGAAGAAAACCGTGAAGAGCGTATACAAATCAGACGATGATGTATATGATACCATAATCAAATCGTGTTATTTGCCATTTGTTATCGACTCCAAGTTAGTGTATAAACAAAAATATATAGACGGTATTACACCATATATTTTCAAAACGAGACCTAGTACAAAGGTATTGTATTTGGACCTGTGTGGTTACGACAAACTGTTTCATATGTTCAATATCAAGAATGAAACGACCAATTATCATCGGATATTGGCGGGGATGTTGGATATCCACAGTTTCTACATCAAACAGACGGCTACATCAATGTGCTGTTATGTAAGCGATTGGAGCATATATCATAGATTAATAAGAACTGCAAAGTATATATATGAACGCATCATTGTATATATTGTATGTATCTTGAGTATACTGGGTAAATATGTTTGCAAAGATACGATACTCTACAAATTGGCAGGAACTGTTATCAAAGATGTGTATTGTGTTATAATGGAATCGTATTGCATGTAATAACAACAAGTATATTTTCATATTGTATAATATAGATGTTGTTCGCAAATATTTCCAACTTTAGCGATACGAGTGACTATCTCTCTATATTGAATGGTGTGTTGATAACCGATATGATTGTGATAGGACTGCTTATTGGTGGTGCGATTAAGTCAAGTGTTCTGAAAACTTGGTACGCAGATCTGAGTTTGAGCGCTGTTATTGCAGATGTCTTGATCATTTTCATCGGAATCATATTCGCGCGCTTTTTGTATCCCTATATTTTCAAACAATACTCGCTGATCAAGTTCATTGGGTTGGCGGTCTGCATACAAGTTATACATGATATTCTGTTTTACCAATTGTGTGTATCAGTTCCTCGCGGTAAATCTCAGATATTGGACATATTCAAAGATTATGGTAGAGAGAATGGATATAAGGCGATACTCTCGGATAGTGCAATGATGGTTTCTTCTATACTGATTGGTTCTTTTCTGAAAGGCACAAGCTTGAATGTGAATATAATCACAATGATTGTTTCTGTCTATATAGTGCCGTATTTGATTTATAGTATGTAATTTCACTTATTTCGTCTTCTGGTTTTTTGACCAGTTGAATAATAAATCCCCAAGAATGTCTTCTTTTTTGTATTCTTTTTTCGTTTCTTTTTTTGTAGTGCTCTTTTTTCAGTTATTGTTTCTGTTTTTTTTGTAGTTGCGCTCTTACTTATTGTGGGTTTGTAACTCAAAAACCATTCATCATACTCTTTTGTTCCTTTTTTCGATTTTAGTTCGGCAAATATATGGTTCTTATGTTCCCTCATCTCCGTCACACTCTCTTGATGTCCGTAGCAAGTGATACTGAATCGTCGCAACAGACCCTTCTGCTCTAATCTATTCTTTTGTTGCACATCAAACAAAAATTTTGCCATACATAGGGTTCGTTCAGCGAAATCACGATAATAATCACGGTCGGCATACAAGAACGCCAAATAGAAATTCAACATTGTGTCGATGGACGCAACTTTTACCTTTTGTCCGGTTATTTTGACAACATTGTAACTGTGACACGCGATTGGTTTGTATACAAATGCAATTGTATCCTTGTTTACAATTATCTCATAATGCACTGGAATTATTTCGCCAACTGGTTCATGTTTCACAATTTTTACATTTTCAATCCCAATATCATTCAACCGTTCTTCAACGATTTCACATGTTGCTTCAGGATCATTCGAGAGAACATCGAAGTCAGGTACATTTTGAACTTTTCGCTGTTGTTTTGCAGGCATATACTGCGAATACAAGTTGATAGCGTAACCTCCAAAGAATACGACACCCTGATTGATAAAAGTGTCTCGTGTCACCTTGTAAATTTCATCTTCATGTGTAATGTCGCCCATTGCTCGTTGATAATCAACAATGGAATCACAATTCACAGTCTTCAAGGGATAGTATTTATTTAGTAGAGAAAGACGCTTAAACACCTTTTCAAACCGGTCTATTTGACCAGCAGGCCGAGACAGCTCCAAATACATTGCCATCTTCAAGAAATTGGCAGGACAATACAAGATACCCTTGACTCTGACGGCATCCCTTTTCAACGCATTGAACAATTCAGGAGGGATGTAGGTGATGTCGGCCACACCCAAAAAATTGCAATAGACTTTGAATGTTCCCTTGTGAGCTCCGGCTTTCGCTTCCACTTCCGTGTATCCCTTCTTCGCATAAATATCCGCTAACTCCTTTGCATCCTCTAGAGCATTGGGTGAATAGAAATCGTAATCACTGAGTTCCGTATCCTTGTCATATATCTTATCTTGTTCAGGAAGTAATGCATCAATTGCAACTCCTCCGTAACAAATCAGACTCTTCTTTTTCAAGAAATCCTCTACAATTTGAATCATTTCTTTGACTTCTGGTGTATTTACGAGTCGCTTTCCCATTTTCGTTTCAGCTAAATCGATTGCACTTCGAAGAATTGCTAATTCGCATTCTTGAAATGTCATTGATTTATCGCATTTTACTTCCTTCTTCATATACATTCGAGAGAAAATTATTATACTGTGAATGTAACTCCTAGAGGAGCATCTTTTTGTCTTGGTGCATACGACAGCTCTGGGTTTTGCGGAATCGGTGGGTCAATCGTAACCGGGGCATATCGCATATTCTCCAGTTTCCGAACAAATGCATATCCGTTCTCATCAAAGAAATTGGTGTCACTTAACAAAAAGTTATCCACATACTGGTATCGCATCGCAACAAATTGACAACCTAGTTCTCGTGCATAATCCGCGCTAGGGTTCGGTGGATTAACACCAGCATCGGGCAGAACAATTGTCATAAATGACCCCTGGTTGAAATTACTCAATTCGTCAATGTCGGGGACATTTTTCACACCAAAGTACGGATATGAGCGAATATTGCCGGAATTACTGGTTGCATTTATATACTCATTCAACTCTACATTGTCATCATACGATTTGTTGCTTTCATCCACGATTAAAACGATTTTACCCTTCAATTCAGACAATCTGACCAATCCTAAATTTTGTTCGTGATTCATGTAACTATACTCCTTACCAAGCATTTGTGTTGTGTACGATTGGAATACTTTCGCAAGCGCCTTGTATATTTCCGGATTATTGCTCTTGAATCGCAAATGAAGTATAATTGGGTCCAACTTGTTCGGCGCTCCATCGCCAAACGCATACAATTGAATAATACTCATTGCATCGGCAAACTTGAGATAATTGTATGTTTCCTTAACATAATAGTTCTCGGCGGTGGATGTGGAAACAACCGGTTGCCCATCGACGGAATATATTTCAAAATCCAAGCACCTTGCACCTTGTTTCAAGACACTCTTTAAATTGCAGACATTCACATAATCATTCTTGTAACTTCCCCCAGAGCAACAATTGTATGCGGTTTTCACATAATAATTGCACAAGAAATCACTCGAGTCCGCGGTATTGGACTTTATTTTACCATTGATATCACCATACATTTTGGTCATGTAAGAGCATTCCCTTGCCTCAAGTTTGCTTGTATACAATATATACAATAACAACAAGCATATAATAAATACGATGAAGAATATCAATGCACTTGTAATGAAGGTTTGGTCTAATTTGCGAACATTGTTAACTAATTCCTCGTATTTTTTAGTCATTGTTTTTTGCATTGAAACAGATTCGGTGGTAGCCATAATATAACATTATAGTTTTTTTTGAATTAAATATTAGTATTTGTATACAATAAATGACCGGTGGCTTAATGCAACTTGTGGCTCAAGGCCAACAAAATGTAATTTTAAATGGTAATCCGAGCAAATCGTTCTGGAAATCGAGTTACGCCAAATACACC